CTAACGTTGAAGAACGTACAATCTCAGGAAAGATCGTGCCAGCAGGCACAGGCGAAGTAGGAAATACTTCAGCAGGTAAGGTCGTATTTGAGAAAGATGCTATTGCACTTCCAGATGACCCTAAGACTATCAAGCTTCTAAATCAGCATGACATGAAGCAACCTTTAGGAAAGGCCACCAGCTTCGTTTCGCAAGAAGATGGAATTTACGCTAGCTTTAAAATTAGTCGCAGCAACCGTGGTTCTGAGGCTTTGATCCTTGCAGAAGAAGGACTACAGAGCGGCTTGTCAGTGGGCGTAGAAGTAATTAAGTCAAAGATCAAAGGCGGCGTAATGCATGTTTCTGCTGCACGCCTTTTTGAAGTTTCATTAGTAACAGAGCCAGCATTTAAGTCGGCTCAAGTTATTGATGTAGCAGCTGAGGAAACTCCAGAGGCTGTAGAAGAAATCCAACCAACAGAAAGCGAGACAGCTGTGGAGAATACTCCAGAGACAGTTGCAGCACCAGTAGAGGCAGCAGCGGTTGAAGCTGCTCGTCCTGTTGTTACTGCAACAACTTTCGTGCGCGAGCGCGTAGCACCAATTACAGGTGCACAATACCTAGAAGCAAATATCAAGGCAGCACTTGGAGATGACGAAGCACGCCGCACAGTTCGCGCCGCGGATGATTCGACTTCAACAAATACTGGTCTAACATTGCCGCAACATCTAAATACTTTCATTACAGATACATTTACAGGACGTCCTGCATTTGAAGCTGTAACACGAAATGCATTAACAGAATCAGGAATGTCATTTACTGTTCCTCGTCTTTACACAAATGCATCAACTGCTAACGTTGCACCGACTGTCGCTGATACCAACGAAGGATCGGCTCCAAGCGAAACAGGAATGACAAGCTCATACGACACTGTGAATGTTGAGAAGTTCAGTGGCCTACAACGAGTCTCGTTCGAATTGGTCGACCGATCTTCGCCCCAGTTTATGGAATTGATGATGGTCGAGTTGAGAAAAGCGTACGAGAAGGCAACAGATGCAGCACTAATCGCAGCATTTACTGCATCAGGTACAGCAGCAACTAACGTTGCAACAACAGCAGCAGGACTACAGTCATTCATTTCTGTAGAAGGTGCAGCTGCATACAAGGGAACTGGTGGCGATTTCGCTAACAAGCTTGTTGCCTCTACAGATCAGTGGGCAGCAATCGCAGGATACGCAGATACCACTGGACGCGCATTGTATTCAGCACAGGGTGCTACATATAACGCATCAGGTGTTGCAAATGCAACATCAGTTCGCGGTGGAGTGCTTGGTACAGATCTTATTGTCGACCATAACATCACTGCATCAGGTATCTCTGATGATTCAGCGTTCTTGGTTGCACCATCATCTGTTTACACATGGGAATCACCACAACACAGCTTCGCGTGAATGTTCTTACATCAGGCGAAATTGAAATCAACCTATATGGCTACTTGGCCATCTATGTTGGCAAGAGTGGTAAGGGCGTACGCCGCTTTGCAGTAGCGTAATTACTAGCAACTAAGTCGCTCTGGGGAGTAGTAGCCCTCTACTCCCCAGAGTCTTTAGAAAGGAATCGCATGTCTCTAACGACCGTAAGTGAATTACGCACTACGTTGGGTGTTGGCACCCTGTACGATGACGCGACCCTTCAATCTGTATGCGATGCCGCTGATTCAGTTCTTCTTCCTATGTTATGGAATAACTATGAATTTAATTCAGGCCACAGCAATACAGCAACAACAGGCACACTATATTTTGATATTGATGTTCAAAAGATTTTCTATGTAGGTCAGACTGTAGTTATTACAGGCAACGGATCTAAGCACAATGGATCTAAAACAATTACTGGTGTAGGCGAAGATTCGATCACTTACGCAATCTCAGGCAACAACAACACGCCTGCTATTTATCATCCAGTGCAACCTCTTGGTCAAGTCGCAGCAGAAACTTATGTCGATTGGTCAGCAGATCAAGCTGTGCAAAATGCTTCTCTCATGATAGCTACGGAAATCTGGCAGAGTAGAACCGCAACTCTTTCTGGTTCTAACTTGGTCGATTACCAGCCCTCGCCTTACCGAATGTCGGCACAGCTGCTCGGCAAGGTCAGAGGATTGCTCTCTCACGCGCTGAGTCCTTCGAGCATGATCGGCTAGCGATGACAGCAGCCATAACCACACTTCGTACTACTCTAGCAACAGCTTTAGTAGACAATGCAAAATATCAGACATTTGCATTTCCACCAGCAACGGTGCTTGCAAATTCAGTAATTGTCAGTCCAGACAATCCGTATATCACACCCAATAACAATAGCCAGAACACCATTGCACCAATGGCGCATTTCAAGATCATGATAACGACCGCGCTATTCGATAACCAGGGGAATTTGAACGGCATTGAAGAATTTGTAGTTGCCGTGTTTAACAAGTTACACACATCAGGTTTAACGTACAATGTAAGTGAAGTGAGTTCACCTAGTGTTCTCAACGCGGCCTCAGGAGAACTTTTGTCGTGTGAGATGTCGGTCAGTATTTTAACGAGTTGGAGCTAGCATGTCCGAGTGGGAAAAGAATAACGAAAAGTTTCTGATCAAGATCGGTCAGATTAAGCCAGCAGTTGAAAAACCTAAGGCAGATCCAAAACCAAAACCAATAGCTAAAGAAACAATAGAGGAGTAGACACCGTGGCAGTATTTCTAAACAACGGAGTAGTTCTCACCGTAGACGGTGTGGATCTCTCAGATTTCGTAACATCAGCAACTTTAAACTTGAACTATGACGAGCTTGAGGTCACTTCAATGGGCTCAGGCGGTCACGAATTTGTAAAAGGCCTTGAGGCAAATTCCATTACAATCGACTTCCTAAATGACAATGGAACATCAGGAGTTCTAGCAACTCTAGTTTCAAACTGGGGCGATTCAGTCACAGTTACAGTAAAGAACTCATCAGCTGCAACATCAGCTGGAAACCCTCTCTTTACAATGTCATGCTTGGTAAACGGCATCACACCAGTAAACGGTGCAGTTGCTGACCTATCAACACAGTCAGTAACATGGACAGTGAACGGCGTAGTAACTAAGGCAATTTCCTAACAACTAACAAAGGGGCAACATCATGGCAAAACTAAAGATAGTACGTACAGATGGAAGTATCATCGAAGGAGAAATCACGCCTGCCGTGGAATACTTCTTTGAACAGCATACTAAAATGGGTTTCCACAAAGCTTTTCGAGACGAAGAAAAGCAATCGCACGTCTACCTTTTGGCTCATGAAGTTATCCGCAGGTCAGGTGAAACTGTTAAGCCTTTCGGGATGGAGTTCATCGAAACACTGAAAAGTGTTGAGGTGCTTGACTCTGACCCTTTAGCTTAAAGCGCGATCTTCCATTCACCTATCTAATTGCTCGCTTGAGCATTAGGTTGGGGATTGCGCCTCAGCAATTATTAGAACTAGATAAGACCATGCTAGATGCTCTAGTGCAGGGTCTCAAAGACGAAGCGAAGGAGAACAAAGATGCCAGTAGAAGCAAAAGGCGTAATTGAACTTCGCAGGGCTTTGAATAAGTATGCGCCTGATCTTGCTAAAGAACTGACTGATGAGATCACTAAGTCTCTCAAGGTTATCCAGAGAGATGCTCGCGGCTTTGTTGATAACAAGGCTCCAGGCGGTCTATATAACTGGAATGAAAACGCTACTGGTCGCAAGATCACAGCTAAGACTTCTATGTTCAGAACCTTCAACTCAGAAGGCCGCTTGCGCATGTTCCCGCTTTATGATGGCAACACTATCAAGCGCGGCATTGTCTACCGTACTGGTTATGGCAAGCCTAACTCTAAAGGTTTCAGATCTCTTTTCCGCATTAAGAATACATCTGCTGCTGGAGCGATTTACGAAACTGCTGGACGTAATGGCGGCAAGAACGCTGAGAGCCGTAGCAATAACCCTAACGCAAGCGAATTCTTCAAAAGCCGTCAGGGAACCCTTTACGGTCGTAAGCGTGATGGTCAGGATATGCGTGGTCGCGTTATTTTCCGTGCCTGGGATCAAGATGAAGGAAAACAAACAGCAGCGATCTTTAAGGCTATCGATATAGCCAATGAAAAGTTTAAGAAACGCGCAACCGTCAGCAGCGTAAAGGAATCAGCATGAGCAACATTGTCATTGATATTGCCGCGGAATTTACTGGCAAGAAAGCTTTCAAGCAAGCTGATTCAGCTACGACAAAGCTTAACAATAACGTCAAAAGACTTGCTGGTACTTTCGGTCTGGCATTTGGTACACAGGCTTTAGTTCAATTTGGTAAGACAGCAGTCAAGGCATTTGCAGAAGATGAGGCAGCAGCAACCCGACTTGCTCGCGCCGTAGATAACTTAGGCATTGGGTTCGCTAACCCTGCCATTTCTGAATATATTTCTAAGCTTGAGAAATCTGCCGCGATCGCAGATGACATTCTTCGTCCAGCCTTCCAGGGCTTGCTGACCACTACTGGCTCATTGACTCAATCTCAAAAGCTTCTGAATGACGCTATTACTATCAGCCGTGCCTCTGGCATTGAACTAGCAACAGTTGCTGATGATCTAGGCCGTGGATACATCGGTATTACTAAAGGCCTTACTAAATACAATACTGGCCTCACTAAGGCAGAGCTTCAATCTAAGTCTTTCAATGAGATCCTGGGAACACTTCTCAAGCGATCAGCAGGAGCAGCAGAAGATTACCTAGACACTACAGCCTATAAGATGGATGTTCTCGGTGTTGCTACAGGCAATGCAACCGAGATTCTAGGCAAGGGCTTTGTTGATGCCCTGGCTCGCGCAGCTGGTGGCACAGAAGCTACTGATGCTCAAATCTTCTTAGAGAATATGGCTTACCTATTCAACAAGGTAACACTTGCAGCAGGAACTACAGTTGGAGCAGTTCCAACCCTGTTACAGAATCTTAAAAAACTAGGCAAGGACATCTTCTACGGTTTTGCTGGAAAGCAAGTAGGCATCAGCCTAGCTGTTCCTGAAAAGGAAGCCGTAGACGAATTAACTCTTAGCCAGAAGAAGTACCAAGAACTTCTAGCTCAATTCGAGAAAGATGCACTCAAGCGTGAGCGCGAGAGACTTGCACTCAAGAATAAGCAACTAGCAGCAGATAAGGCTAAGTTGATCATTGCTAAGGGCGAGGCAGCCCTTCTCAAGGGTGACTCTGTTTTCGACATTGAGAAGATCCAGATTGCAGCAGCTTTAACTAACCAGGCTAAGTTGCTTGGTGATGCTACTTCAACTGCTCAACAGCTCCAGATCGCTACCGATATTGCTCGTCTGAATGTCAAGAAGTCTATCTTGGCTCTTGAAGATGCTATTGCTTCTAAGGATGAAGCGGCAGTTACTAGCGCAACTAAGAAGCTTGAGGCAGACTTAAAGGTGCTTGATGCCCTCACTGGTCAGAACACTCAGATGGCTGCACTAGACACAATTCTCAAGGGATTGAAGCCAGCTGATCTAATCAACCAGGCTAATCTTGATAAGGCTCTAGCTACTATTCAAGAGATGCTTCGCTTGCTTGCTCAAGCCAACACAGCAGCCAATGCGAAGGTTCCTAACAGCGGCTCTCTTGGTTCTGGAATTCCAGTAGGAGATTTCATTGCACCTATTAGCAAGGATGTAGCTTCTAAGGGTTCTATTGATGCAATCCTTGAATATGCAGATTCAGCAGCAGCTCGCGCTAATGCCTTCGCTGATCTCCTAGACATGGACACAGCAGCTAAGACTGCTGCTCTACAGACAAGCTCACTCTACGATAACTCAGGAGCGTTGCAGTCATTCCGTCAAAAGGAATCAGCTTCTATCAATGTAGTCAATAACTTCAACGGTATTATGGGAGACCCTAACGCCGCAGCTGAATTGATGGATCAGGTCATCACAGATGCAGTCCAGCGAGGAACATTGAGAGGCTACGCGATCGCATGACATGGCTTCCAGAGTGGCGAGTTACAGTAGGTGATGATGTCTATACGACTGTCACCTCTGTTTCCTATGCCTCTGGTCGCTTAGACATTGATCGACAGGCTACTGCTGGCTATTGCCAAGTAGAGATCATCAATACAGACAATTCACCTTTTACCATCAATGTCACAGAGCCAATCACTTTAGAGCTTAAGAACTCATCTGGCACTTATGTCACTGTATTCGGTGGCGAGGTCTCTGACTTCTCCATTGGAGTGCGTAGCCCTGAAGAGTCTGGCTACATCACCACAGGCAAGATTCTAGGCATTGGCTCATTGGCTAAACTCACCAAGGCTGTCTATAACACAGCACTTGCAGAAGGCTTAGACGGAGCACAGATCGCCGCCATCCTTGGCGCAGCTCTTAACCTATCTTGGGCAGAAGTAACCCCAACTGTGACATGGGATACCTACCCAGCCGATGTCACTTGGGATAATGCTGAGTCCTACATTGGCACTATTGACTCAGGCTTCTACACCATGATTGCCCTAGCCGCTAACGCTACGACTAAGAGCCAGACCCTAGTCGATCAGATTGCCACTAGCGCACTTGGCACGATTTACGAGGAGAAGGACGGAGATGTTTCCTATGACGATGCAGACCACAGATCTAACTACCTCGCAACAAATGGCTTTACTAACCTTGATGGGTCGTATGCAACCCCATCATCTATCACTTCACAAACTCAGATTGCTCGTATCCGTAACAGCCTTATCTTCAAGTACGGCACAGGATACGCCAGCACCTACAGTACCTCTGACACCGACTCTATAGCCTCTTACGGGCTCTTTGAGCGTTCGGTTGAGTCCAACATCAAGAACCTTGCAGACATCACCGACATCGCCTCTAGAGAGCTTAAATTGCGTAAGACTCCACGCGGGTCATTGGGAGCGATTACCTTCCGCCTAGACAATCCCGACATGCCAAGCGCGATGCTTGACAACCTCATCAATGTCTTTTTTGGTCAGCCTGTCTTGATTACTAACTTGCCTTCTAACTTGCTTGATGGTCAGTTCGATGGCTTTGTGGAGAATGTCGCCCTTCGTGCCACTCCGACATTCGTGGACATTACCCTTTATGTCTCAGCAACAGACTTCTCACTATCGACAACCCAATGGGAAACAGTATTGCCAGCCTCACTTATCTGGACTGGCGTAAATGGTACACTTACATGGACAAATGCGACAGGAGCAC